GCCCCGATGATTTGAAGAAGTTGCAGAATAAAGATGAAACGATGACAGTTGACCAGCTCTCTTATTTTTTGCAGATGTGGATAGGAAGCAAGGATAGAGTTGACGAGGAATGGACTTATCGGCAGTTGGCAGAGGCAATCCATCAAGCATTACAGACCAAAGGAATTGATGATGAGGATGACTAGAAAGAAAGGAATATAAATTTGAGGAAAATATTTATTTGCGGTAAGAAATTAAATGAAAATAATGCTGATCAATCCATCCATGAGTTTCAAATCGCTTTACGGTGAATGGGATATGTCTAGCGTGAAATCCTCATCGCCGCCTTTGGGATTACTTTCCATTGCTTCTGTTTTGAAAGAAAAAGGTCTATCATGACATATCCTATCCCCGACTTTTGCCCGGTCAGATCCTGCACCGACAAACTCACCGGCCTTTCCAGAAATATGGTGGTTGCCATGAAACAACTCAAGCGCTCACTGAAACAATGCGAGACTTGCCAGGCCGGCGAGGACTGTCCCATCCTGGCTAACTTCAATAGCCAGGTAAAAACTGCCATCGAGGACGTCGTGGCCGAGTGGAACCTGAGCTCCTATGCCCTCACCCGCTGACGAGACGATCTCCGTCGAGGCCACCCTCATCGCCGAGCGCCTGGGCCACGCCATCGATAAACTGCGCACCGAAAATGACACCCTGCGCGCTGAATTAGGCAGCTACAAGGAATTTGCCAACCATCGCCTCACCGAACTCGAGCGTATCCGCGACGACCACGAAAAGCGCATCCGCTCAGCAACCGACGGCGTAACTGGCTTCCGCATCTGGTCCGGACTGGCTTCTGGCGGCAGCCTGCTCGCCCTGATCAAATCTTTTTTTCTGCCTTAGAAAGGATACACAACCATGAATATGCGACACGCAACACGCAACACGAACCTCATCTGCGCCTTACTGATCGTCGATATCCTCTGCCTGGCGATAGGCCTGGCAGCCGGCATCGCCATCGGCGCCGCCCCCACTCGTACCTCGACATTCATGTCGACTCATCCTGCCCCCAACCTGACCTCCACCTTCGCCGCCCGGCACTTCGCCACCTGGCAAGCCGCCCACGCCACCGCCGGCCACGCCACCATGCGCGCCCTCTTTGACCAACCAGGCCCCTCCTACCCGGAGACCAACCCGCAGTCAACCCCCTATCCCTAGCCATTGACCATTGACAATTGACCATTGACTATTAGAAAGGAACTCCCATGCCCCGTATCACCGAAACCCTCAAGCAAATGATCGACGTAGCCCAGCACAACTACGAGAAGCCTGGCGGCAGCCCCGCCCGCGGCAAGGACCTGGTCGACCTGGTTGCCGCGCGCGGCCTGATCGCCCTGGTCGACGCCCTCAACGAGATCCGCGAGGAACTGGTCGGCATCCGCAAAGAAATGAACGTCCACAATGAAGCCCTCAACGCCATCCTGGTACAGCTCATCCCACCCGCACCCTCCAGAAGCAAGCCAAAGGTGAACTAAATGGCAGCACTCTCAGGACAAAACACAGTCACCACAGCCGGCACCGCCGAGGCCCTCGGCGACCAAATCATCAACGCCCCCCTCATGATCAAGGCGCTCGACACCAACACCGGCGTGGTCGCTATCGGCAATGACGGCGCCAACGACGTGACCACCTCCAACGGCCTGCGCCTCTCCGCCGGCGACTCCATCGTCTTCGAGTTCATCGGCAACCTGGCTAATCTCTACGTCGACTCCGCCGTCAGCGGCGAAGGCGTCGCCTGGCTGGTACTCAACGTCTAATCATGATCCACTTCGCCCGCAACCGCCGCGCCTCCCGCCTCGCCTGGCTCATCAAACAGAACCAGGCCGGTAAAGCCGGCTTCTCCTACCTGCTGCGCGACCTCTTCACTACCAACATCAACCCCGTCGTCACCCCGCGCGCCTGCGAACCCGGCCCCGGTACAACCGCCTTCAACGTCGCCGCCAACGGCTACATCGCTTCGAGCTACCTGTGCAACACCGCCGCCTTCTTCAACAACGACAACGTCGCCCGCTCCCGCGTCGCCGGCCTGGCCGTCTACCTGCGCGATGTGCGCCGCAACGCCAAGCTCTACCCCATGATCTACGGCGGCTGGAACCGCACCAAGGCAGCCACCATCAACGACGAGGGCTTCAAGTGGTACCAATACTTCATATCGATCTATGAAGGTACCGCATTAGCAATCGACAGCCTGCCCGTTTCCCCCACCGCTGAGCTTGCCAATAACTACTTCGACGGCATCGTCAGCCTGCTGCCTGCCGGGTCGATCACCCTCTTCCGCCTGGCCGGAGTGGATACCATTCCGTGGACCATCGCCTGGGTCAGCCGCGCCAACACCCAATCGCCGCTCTACGCCGGCGAGAGCCACGCCTTCGACGCCACCAACTACGACGCCATGCTCAAGGAGCTGGCCGTTATCCAGCTCCCCGCCCCCTGGAACACCACCTACGGCCCAACCCTTTTCCGCAGCGCCTCCCCCGTCACTGGCGATATAGCTACCGGCGCAGCCTCCCTGCTGCAATATTTCGATTGGACCTGCGCCGCCAACGAAGTCATCGGAATATCCTTCCGCCGCACAGACGACAATAATCGCTTCATCATCAGGTGCCACCAGGCCACCTCCACTATCAAAATTTTCAAGATCCAGGCCGGCGTCGAGACGGAACTCTCCACCGCCGCCAAGACCTGGACGCCTGGGACAACTTACAAGATCGGCGTACGCGTATGGACAGGTCCCTACGGCCAGACCGTCTATGTGTTCGACAATACCTCCACTTCATATCTAACCGCCGTTGCCAACATTGGCACATTCAACCAGACCGCCACCGGCTGCAAAATTGGTGGCTTCGCCACCGGCGCCAACTGGGCCGGCTACCCCACCACCCTCTCAGGCGCAGCCCTGGCTGCCTTACCCACATGACAAACCATGCCCGATCTCTACACCAACGCCAAGAACCTCCTGGTCGATCCCGTCACCTTCGCCGAACTAGCCAGCGGCATAACCTTGCGCAGCTACCAGAAACAGGTCGCCATGGCCGTCTTCGACTCGATCGTCGAGAAACGCGGCGCCACCTTCGTGGTCATCTTCCCCCGCCAGTCCGGCAAAAACGAGTGCCAGGCGCAGATCGAAGCCTATCTGCTCACCCTGCTATCCCCACTCGACGCCGAGATCGTCAAAGTCTCCCCCACCTGGAAGCCGCAAAGCCTCAACGCCATGCGCCGCTTGGAGCGAGTTCTCAGTCGCAACGTCTTGGCCAGGTCGCTATGGAAAAAAGAAAGCGGCTATATCTACAAGGTGCGCAACGCCCGCATTGCGTTTCTATCCGGCAGCCAGACCGCCAACGTCGTAGGCGCGACTGCCAGCGTACTGCTAGAATGCGACGAAGCCCAAGACGTGCTCATATCGAAGTGGGACAAGGAAATCAACCCCATGGCCGCCAGCACTAACGCCACCAAGATCTTCTGGGGTACCGCCTGGACAAGCCAGACTCTGCTTGCCCGCGAAATGCGCGCCGCCCGTGAAGCCGAGAAGCTCGACGGCCTCCAGCGCGTATTCCTAATCGACGCCGACCTGGTGCGCCAGGAAGTCCCCGCCTACGGCAAGTTCGTCGACGCCGAGATCGCCAAGCTGGGCCGCAACCACCCCTTCGTCAAAACGCAGTATTTCTGCCAGGAGATCGACGCCGAAGCCGGCATGTTCCCTGAAAAGCGCATCGCCCTCATGCAAGGCGACCACCCCATGGTCAACTCGCCTGAAGACATCCGTTCAATCCGTGGTGAAAATCCGTTGACAGCCGCCCTGATCGACGTAGGGGGGGAAGACCGATCTACAAGTGAAATGAATACAGGAGAAAAAAACCAGCAATTATCACACTCAGACCACGACTCCACCACCCTGACTATCATACAGGTCGACTTATCTACTTTAGCTGATCCACTCATCAACGCGCCCCGCTATCTGGCAGTCAACCGGTACATATGGACAGGGGCAGGACAAACCGAACTATATCAACACATCACGGCGCTACTCAACCATTGGCAACCTAGACACACGATCATAGATGCCACCGGAATAGGCGCAGGGTTGGCTAGCTTCCTGGATAAGTCTTTTCCTGGCTCTGTAATTCCCTTCGTTTTCAGCCAGAAATCAAAGAGCGATCTAGCCTGGTCATTCATCTCCGTAATCGAAACAGGACGTTACAAAGAATACAAACCAATCGACATCACCCTACTCCAACAACTCACCCATTGCCAGCTCGAAGTACTATCCGGCCCTGGACGCATGGCGCGCTGGGGCGTACCGGATGGCACACGTGACCCGGCATCCGGCGAGCTGGTACACGATGACCTGATCCTCTCCGCTGCCCTGTGTTCTATCCTCGACGAGCAACAATGGGGCCAGGCAAAGTCGGCCATCATTCAGCCAGTAGACGTACTGGCAAACCTGGAGTTCTAGAAAGGACACACACCATGCAAACCCTCATCCCTGGCTCGAACTGGTACCAAACGAAAGATTGTAACCCAACAGCCTATAACCTCTTCTCGCGCCACTACTCAGCCCGCCATTATCAAGACAACCGCCGCCAACGGCCAGGCTATCGTAATCGTTTCTCCTTTGTAGGCCCAGGCGAGAAGCTCGTATTAATGACTCCTGATTGTCTTGCCTTATTCGCCTGGCGTAAGTTCATCGACAAATCCGGCCAGCAGGGAATCAACTGCGCAGTCTTTCGTAATGAAGGCCCAATCCTATCCAGCACACTCATCCTTGAAGCCGAACAAATCGCCTGGCAGCGCTGGCCAGGAGAACGACTTTATACCTACGTCAACCAACACAAGATCACTTCACCCAATCCCGGCTATTGCTTCAAATGTGCAGGCTGGACTTTCGCCGGTCTAACCTCTAAGTTGAAACTAACTATCCTTGAGAAATTCCCAACCCTAAAAGGACACACACAATGATTAACCCAGGCGTACCCGATCCAAATGAATCCTATTATTGCCTCAACAAGAAGAAGAACGAAATCAGGATTCAAATACTATTCAAGAAGAAGTTTGGCGAGAATCCCGCTGCCATATTCGAGTACAAAGGCATGTACTGGGCCGGTCCCATCCCCATGGCCAACAACCCCATCCTCGCCAGCCCAGAGACCGAGACCCGCCAGGGATGGAAGCAATTGGAGCTGCCATCATGAGTAAATCCGATCGCAAATTCGGCTGTCTCTGCTTCCTCATACTCACACCATTGGTGCTCCTGGCCAACAAGTGGTACACCCAATGGCAGAGTAGATTCAATAGCTCAACCCCTGCACCCATCCCCATTAGCGAGCTACCCACGCCGCCAACCTTGCCAGGTATTGACCCTCTCCTGGCTGTAGTCCTGTTTGGCCTGGCCGTCACCTTCCTGGCCTTCATCGCAGCCGCCGTCATCGACGCCATCCGCTGCCCAAACCAAGACGATGACGACATCCCGTTCACCCAAGAACCCAACCCAATCAAAATCAACGTCATCACCTGGAAAGACGAAATCATGAACCACCAACCCAACCCCCGCAAGACCAGGCTACTCCCATGACCTACCCAGGCGGCAAAGCCGGCGAGACCACCAGTGACATTAATGTCACCAGGTAACCCCATGCTCAAGCGCTTTCGTTCCTTCCTTACGCAATACGCAACACGCAACACGAAACTGTCTTCCGTCTCCGTCCGTGTCGACGACTCCGCCGGTTGGACCTCCCTCACCGGCCGCCCGCACGACTACGACCCCGCCAAAATCCAGGAACTCTACCAGGACGCCCTCGAAGCCTGGCGCAAGAACCCTATCGCCTGGCGCATCATAGCCATCACCACCGACTACGTAGTTGGCGATCAGATCACCATTACCAGTCCTAACCGCAGCCTGAATAAGTTCATTGAGAATTTCTGGCACCACCCTAAGAACAACGTAGATCTGCGCTTAGAGTCCATGTGCGATGAGCTCAGCAGGGCGGGTGATTTGTTCGTCTTGCTCTTCCGCAACCCATCCGACGGCATGAGCTACATCCGCTTTGTCACCAAAGACCGCATCCAGCGCATCGAGACCGCAGAGAATGACTGGGAGACTGAGCTCTACTACTACGAAACCCAGGACATAGGCGAACCCAAGCGTTGGCCTTCCCCTGACGCGCTGAAAGCTTTATCAGTGGAATCCATACAATCCGAGATTTCTAAGTCTCCCGCCATCATGCTGCACTACTCGATCAACCGCCCGCTAGGCGCCTTGATGGGCGAGTCCGACCTCACCACCATGATCCCCTGGCTGCTGCGTTATTCCCGCATGCTCGAAGACCGTGTCCGCCTCCATTGGGCCACACGCGCCTTCCTGTGGCTCGTGACTGTGCCGGCCAACAAAGTCAAAGAGAAACAGGAATTCTACCGCTCACCCCCCGAAGCCGGCGCCATCGTGGTCAAGGACGAAAGCGAGCAATGGCAGGCAGTCACCCCACTCCTGCGCGGCTCCGACGCCAGCGCAGATCTCAAGGCGGTCAGGCAAATGGTAGACGCCGGCTCAGGCTACCCACCCCACTGGCGCGGCGAAGCCGCCGACGCCAACCTGGCCACTGCCACCGCCATGCAAGCCCCCACCGAGCGCCATCTCTTACGAAGGCAACAGTATGTCATCTACGCTTTACAAGATATTCTTTTTCACGCCTACCAACGCAGCGCCGAACTGGGCGTCAACCGCCCCCTGCGCACCGAAGACTACGCCAGCCTGTTCACCCTGCAAATGTCCGACGTATCCCGCCAGGATAACAGCGCCCTGGCCCTGGCAGCTTCGAATATCAGCCAGAGCTACTTCACTCTTATGACCATTCTCGCTCAACAAAACTCAGCCCGCATCAGCCCCACCCTGGCCAAGAAAGCCCTCGAAGCCATGTTCCACTTTTCCGGCCAACCCTCCAACGAGGACGAAATCGAGAAGATCATCGCCGAAATCCAGGCCAACGCCCCCAACCTACCCCCCACACAACCCGCCACGCCCAGCCCAACCAGCCCGGCCAGTCCGTCAACCAAACCTGGCAAACCAACGGAGTAACTATGACCCAACCCCAAGCCCCTTACAACGTCTCTGAGCAAATCAAGCTCACCCTGGGCAACCTAACGCTCGACACAACGCCTACAATCCCTCGCCGCTACCTGGCCCGCTTCATCAAAGCCGGCCATCCCCTACGCGCCGATCGTACACCCTCCAGCGTCATCGTCGAAGCCCAGGCCCTACAGTCCGCCGTCGAGCACGGCTTGTTTACCAATAAAGCTGTCTTCGTCGATCACACAGGCTGGATCGAAAGCACAGAGCTGCCTCGCCTGGCCGGAGTCACCTCCAACACGGCCTACAACGCCGCTGAGCAGGCCGTAGAAGGCGAAATCCGGCTCAATGACACTCCATCAGGCAATCTGGCCAAACAGATCATTGACGGCCTTCTCAGCGACCCAGGCTCAGCCGCCGACATCGGGCTGAGCATAGTCTTCTACCCCGTGTGGGCGCCACGTGACAACGAAGCTGACCCCCGCCGTTTGATCGGAATTACCCACGTCGAATCCGTCGACCTGGTCTTTCAACCCGCCGCAGATGGGCGCATCTTGCAAGCTCTATCTTCTGCCGCCCTCAGCCCTCTAGTTCCCATGCTCCGCGTGGAAACACAACCCCTAACCCAACAAGGAGAATCCCCTATGCCCCCCCTATCCGTTACTAACCCAACCGCACCACCCGCGGCATTAATGCCGCCCGAAGAAGCAGCCGTACCTCAGGCCGCCGCGAATGGCATTAATGCCACAAACTGGGTAGACGAGCTGGCCACCACCGTAGCCCAGCAAGTCATCGCCACCAGCGGCCTGCCTCAACCCGCCCAGGCCCGGCTTAGCTCGCAGGTCTTCGCCAACCCCCAGGACCTGCACACCGCCATCGAGACCGAGCGCCGCTACCTGGCCTCCCTCACCGAAGCCAACGTCATCCAGATCGGCGCGCAGCCCCCACGCGGCGCGCAGATCACCGGCATGCGCACCAGCCTGGACAAGATCGCCCTGGCGCTGGAAGCGATGTTTGCCGGCACACAACCCGGTTCTGGCATCCAGCCTTTGACCGGTATCCGTGAGCTGTACCACCTGCTCTCCGGCGACTACGAAATGACCGGCGTCTTCCAGCCCGAGCGCATTTCCTTTGCCAACGTCGACTCCTCCACCATGGCCAACCTGGTAGCCAACGCCCTGAACAAGCGCGTGGTGGCCGAGTTCCAGCAGTACCCTCAATGGTGGCTGCCTATCGTAAATCTGGAGTCGTTCGCCAACTTGCAGCCCGTGAAGTGGATCATCCTGGGCGGCGTAGGCGAGTTGCCCACAGTCACAGAAGGCGCAGCCTATACCGAGCTGACCTGGGACGACAAGTACGAGACGGCCGCCTTCGTCAAGAAAGGCGGCTATCTGGGGATAACGATTGAGGCCATCGACAAAGATGACACCAATCGCCTGCGCGCCGCCCCACGTGCGCTCGCACAAGCCGCCTGGCTGACTTTATCCAAGGCAATCTCCAGCATTTTCACCGAAACTTCCGGCACAGGCCCGCTGGTGGTCGACGCCACCCGCCTATTTACTACCGGTCATGGCAACCTACTCACCACCGCCCTGTCCATCACCGCTTGGAATGCTGTTCGCTTGGCCATGCGCAAGCAGACCGAGCTCAATAGCGCTGAGCGCCTGGGCGCGCTCACCATGCCCAAGTATCTGCTGGTACCTCCCGATCTGGAGGTTACCGCCCTGCAGGTACTGGCTTCCGAGTTCGACTATACCTATGCGCTCAGCAATGGCCAAGAAGCGCCTCCCAACATCAACGCCGATGGCAACGATTTCCAGGCACGCATGTCTATGGCCCGCAGCCGGGTGATCGTGGTCGACCTGTGGACGGACGCCAACGACTGGGCAGCCGTATGCGACCCACGCCTGTACCCCACCATTGGCCTGGGCTTCCGCTACGGCACTACGCCCGAGATCTTCAGCGTAGCCAGCCCCACAGCCGGCCTGATGTTCAGCAACGACACCATGCCTGTCAAAGTGCGCTTCTTCTTCGCCACCGGCCCGGCAGACTACCGCGGCCTACATAAGTCGAACGTTGCGTAGACGTATCACGACATTTATGTCGTCATTTCTTCCTTCTTCTCCTTTGCCTTCCCCTCCCCCCAAGAACGCCCGCATACATATGGGTGTGAGGGGGAAGGGGACAGGAGAGAACTTAACCGGACGTTCTCTGTCCACATTGACCATTAGTGGCATTAATGCCATTAGAAAGGACTTACTCCCATGATGCGAGTTTTTCAGCAAGTTTACATCGTCCAGGGCACCCTGGCCGCCAACCACACCTACAACTTCGTCGCCCCCTTCAATATCCAGCTCGTGCACGTCAGCCTGTGCAACTCCACCGCCAACGCCGGCACACTCAAAGTCGGCACCCAGGCAGACGATGACGCCTACCTCGCCGCTGAGAACTTCGGCGTATCCAGCGTCCCCGCCGAAGTCAGCACCCCAGCCGGCTTCGATGGCGTCACCGCCGGCGGCCAGTACCCCCACATCGCCGACGGCACCAACGTGCTGATCACCATCACTAACAGCGGCACAGCCATGGCCGGGGCGTGCGTCGTGCTCACCTTCACCGAAGGATAATTATTTCCTGATACGGGACGCCCTCCTCGTTCCGCACACCAGGCAAAAGCCAGTCCCCGCGCCTACCGGGGACTGGCAATCCTGATCGCTGGTAATAAATTGTTGTAGACGGGATGGACCATCCCGCCTAGAAAACTAGAAAACTTTGCGCACTAGCGAGAACTTATGACAATAGCCGCCACCTCCGCCCAGTACGTCCCCGCTTCCACATCCCAGGTCATCCGCACCGGCCCAGGCGTGCTCGTGGACATCATTGCCACCACCACCAGCGCCACCGCCGTGACCATCACCTTCTACGACAACTCCGCCGCCAGCGGCGCAATCCTGCTCACCCTCAACCTGCAGGCAGACTCTCCAATTCATATCCACTATCCTTTCTTTCCCCTGGCCCTGCGCTTCGCCATCGGCCTATCCATCACCACCCCTGCTGGCGCAACCTGCCATGTTACAATTGCCTATTAGATATGACAACCCTTACCGAACTGCTCACCCTCTGCCGCAACACCCTCGGCGACCTCACCGTCACATATGAATTTCCCGACACCCAGCTCACCGCCTGGATCAACGAAGCGCTGAAAGATCTATCGATCCACTTCCCTGTCCAAACCGAGATGGAGATCTCCTGCGCAGCCGGAGTACACGAGTACAACATCGAGAAATTCATCATCGCCGGCATCCTCTCCTGCGAGTACCCCGCCGGCCAGGACCCGCGCGAATACCTGTTGCGCAAATCCTACACCGACCCCGCCTTCTGGATCAATGATGGCTATTACGACTACCTCCCCCGCACCACCACCGACACCAGTCACCCCTCGCAGCTGTATATCTCCAACTCCCCCACCGGCGCATCGCAATCTATTATCCTGGAGATCCTCGAACCCCACAACGCCCTGGTACTTGGCGCCGACGTCACTAGCCTGCCCGACCAGCTACATAACCTGCTCACCCTGTTCGTGCGCTGGAAAGCCTGGCAGGAAATGGCCACCGGCGAAGGCGTCTCCCCCGACCCTAATCGCATCCTACAAGACGAGTACGAAATCAACGCCTTCCGCGCCGAGCGCGCCTACCGCAAATCGCTCGACGAAACCAAGAAGACCCAGTCCACCACCGCCCTCGTGCCCCTGTGGATGGATAAGTACGATAGGATTTATTGAAGCCAGTTCCAGGCCGTGGAAGCACCAAAGAACGGTGCGATCTAAGCTACGAACATGGAAGGCGGCAAAGAACATGCCGCCCCCAAGAACATTGAAAGCGGGCGAAGAGATAAACCCACGCCCGCAAGGAAGCGGCAAAGAACACCGCAATACATTTAAAAGAACGTCTTCCCCCCGCTATTCGTTCCCATTCGAATTACTTTTTATAGCCGCGAGGCCCTTTCAGCCGCCAACTCCTCTACCGCCAAGCGCGAAGTCCTGCGCCTGCCCGTCCCCTCGCCAGGGAAATAAGTCGGCAGCCTGCCGCGGTTCATCGCCAGGCGAACACTTTCGAGAGTCACATTCAGCATCTCAGCCGCCCTTTGCTGAGTAATCAAATCCTCGACATCGACATCCCGCTCTTGCAGACTCTTCACTTCTTCCCAGACAACCATGATGTGCTCCTTTCTCCTAACTAGATTATAGCACAATAGTTAGTTTTTGCCTACGGCGTCTGTGGCATTAATGCCATCTGATGCTTCGCGCGCCGGCCGACTCTGCTGTCTGGGTAGGTTGCCAGGGTTGCTCCGCGCTCCCCGTTCTCCTTTCTCGTAGTCTTTCTACTCTTCTGCCTACGGCGTCTGATGCTTCGCGCGCCGGCCAACTCTGCTATCTGGGTGGTCTTTCGGGGTTGCTCCGCGCACCATCCGCCCCTTGGGGGCGGAAATGTAGCTCCTACTTTCGTATATCCTTTCGCTCCGCAGATCAAGTACAAGAGCAAGAGTGCCATTTCTCCCAACCAGCCACCTCGCGCGCCAGTCACAGCTCCTTTTTCTTTCCAGTCTCCTTCGCTCCCCTACAAGGGCGAAGAACCAGGGTCGTGGCGATTCAGGAGCCTAAAAAAAGTTAAAGTTAAAAAAGTGAAATAAGAACAGGGATTTTAAAAACAAAAAAAACAAGTGAGGTTTTTTTTGTGTTTCTCAATTATCAAAACCGGTTGTCAAGGGGATTTGTAGATTCGCACCAGCAATAGAATCTCGTTAATAAAAATAATGGCTATTGCTATTGACTGGTAACCCTTGACAACCAAAACCTAAGAAAGTGACAGTGCAAGGAAAAAACCCCATCACCACCAAGAACGGGTGGTGTGGGGTTTTTTGGAGAAAAAAAAAAAAAAAAAAAAAAAAACGAAAGGGAAAGGGGGGTTTTTT